AGTGATTTAAGTGAGATCCTTGGTTAATGAAAATATGTATATTGAATGATACCCATTGTGGTACTCGTAATTCATCTGAAATATTCTTAGATAATGCAGACACGTTTTATAAAGAAACTTTGTTTCCATATCTACTTGAACATGATATCAAACACATAGTACATCTTGGCGATTACTTTGATAATCGTAAGTTTATTAACTTCAAAGCACTCAATCGTAATAGACAATCGTTTCTTGCAAAGCTAAGGGACTACGGTATTACTATGGATATTATTCCTGGTAATCACGATACATTCTATAAGAATACAAATGATCTTAACAGTTTAAAAGAGCTGCTTGGGCACTATATGAATGAAGTTAACATTGTAATGAAGCCGACAGTCATGGACTTTGATGGATTCAAGATGGGTCTCATACCTTGGATTACAGCAGAAAACAATGAAGAGAGTATGGACTTTATTAATAACTGTAAAGCAGACTGGATTGGTGCACACCTTGAACTAGGTGGATTTGATATGATGAGAGGCATCCAGAACCACGGTGGTATGGATCACAGGATCTTTAGTAGGTTCGAACGTGTTCTATCAGGACACTATCATACTAAATCAACTAAAGACAATATCATATACCTTGGCACACAACTAGAGCTATTCTGGTCAGATGCACATGATCCTAAGTTCTTTCATATACTAGATACAGATACACGTGAGCTGACGCCAGTGCAAAATAATCATACTTTATTTCATAAAATAGTGTACAATGACACAGAAACAGACTATAATGATTATGATGTATCACGGTGCGATAATAAGTTTATTAAGATTGTCGTAATAACAAAGAAAGATCTGTATACATTTGATAGGTTTGTTGATAGAATACAAGACAGACCTATACACGAATTAAAGATTGCCGAGAACTTTGACGAGTTTCTTGGTACAAATGTTGATGACGAAGCCGTATCTGTAGAAGATACTGGCGAACTCCTTGACAGTTACATTGACGCTACGGATACGGTCCTTGACAAAGATAAGTTAAAGACTAATATGCGTAACCTACTAACAGAAGCACAGGCCCTAGAAGTTGCATGATAATATTTACTAAACTAAGATACAAAAACTTTTTATCTTCAGGTAATAAATTTACAGATATCGATCTCAATCGTAGTTCATCTACACTCATTGTAGGTGCTAACGGTTCAGGTAAGTCTACATTACTAGATGCCATGTCGTTTGCTCTGTTTGGTAAGCCTCATCGTAACATTAATAAGCCACAACTTGTGAACACAATTAACAATAAAGAATGCGTTGTTGAGATAGAATTTACTATCGGAAAAGCTAACTTTAGAGTAAAACGTGGGATCAAGCCGTCGCTCTTTGAGATATGGAAGGACGATTCTATGATGAATCAGTCTTCTCATGCCAAAGAGTACCAGAAGATCCTCGAACAAAATATCGTCAAATTGAACCATAAGTCGTTCCATCAAATTGTTGTACTTGGCAGTAGCAGTTTTATTCCTTTCATGCAGTTGCCTGCACAGCACAGGCGTGACGTTATTGAGGATCTTCTGGACATTAATATATTCTCAAAGATGAATACGATTGTAAAAGATCGTAATACAGTTTTGAGAGAAACTCTAAAAGATATTGACTATAACTTAGGGTTCACAAAAGAAAAGATAGAACTACAACGTAAGTACATACGTGAGATTGGTGCATTGAATCAAGAGAATGCAAAGAATATTAATAATAAGATTGATACATATCGTGCTCAGATAGCTGACATGCAGCTGGCTAACTTTGATAATACTACATCAATAGAAGGTCTACAAGACGGACTGAGTGATAGATTAAATAAGCTACATAATAAGAAACAATCATTGGCACAGTATCAACACCAGTTTAAAACACAGACATCTGCAATCGTAAAAGAAACTAAGTTTTATGAAGATAATACTCAGTGCCCTACATGCGATCAGGATATAGCAGAAGATGTACGTAATACTAAACTATCTGATGCAGCAGCTAAAGCAAAAGAACTACAGGCAGCAATGGATAAAGCGACCGAAGAGATGACTAAGGTTGCTGACGCTATTCAAGAACTAGACTTACAGTCTAAAGATATTAGAGATCGTAATGCAGAGATCTTAGCTAATAATAAATCTATTGCTATGTTACAAAATCAGATGAATGATAGCGAAGCTGAGATGATTAAGCTCAGTGATAAAACGTCTGATACAGCAAAAGCAAATAACGAGTTAGTCGAACTTATAGAAAAGAGAGATGCTTATACCGAAGAACGATTAACACATAATGAAGACTATTCATATAATAACGTAATGTCAGAAATGCTAAGAGATACAGGTATTAAGACAAAGGTAATCAAAGAATACTTGCCTATTATTAATAAACTTGTTAATCAATATCTGCAGACACTTGACTTCTTTGTACACTTTAATCTTGATGAAGCATTTGTAGAGACTATACGATCTCGTCATAGAGATTCATTCTCATATGATTCATTCTCTGAAGGTGAGAAGCAACGTATCGATCTAGCATTACTATTCGCATGGCGTCAGATCGCTAAGATGAAGAACAGCGTGGCTACAAACCTATTGGTACTTGATGAGACATTTGATTCGTCTCTTGATCATGACGGTGTAGAAAACTTAATGAAGATCTTGAATACACTTGATACGGATACGAATGTATTTGTTATATCTCATAAGGGTGAGATACTCGATGGTAGATTTAAAGATAAAATAGAATTTAGTAAACAAAAAAACTTCAGTACAGCTATAATTAATAGTGTACAAGATGATTAAAACATGTTATAATTGGTGTATATATAAAGGGAATGATAATGAATATATCTGAAAATACAATGCAAATCTTAAAAAACTATGGCTCGATCAATCCTAATTTTATTGCTCGCAAAGGCAATACTATTATGACTGTATCAGAAGCTAAAAATATATTATCTTCGTGTAATATAGAAGAGCAGTTCGAGCAAGACATGGGTATATACGATTTAAATGAATTCTTAAATGTATTATCTTTGGTAGATCAACCAAAGCTTGATATGGAAGAGAAATGGTGTACAGTTAAAGATGCTACAGGTAGATCAAAGGTAAAGTATTTCTTTACTGATCCTGATATGCTGACTGCACCAACTGATAAAATGATAGAGAACGCAAGCAACATGAGCGAGTTTGCTTTATCTTTTACTCTTGATAATGATACATTAAGTAAAGTTAAACGTGCTGCTGGGCTCTTAGCCATAGCAGTATGAAGATTGAATGGATAGATAATTCTATTCAATTGACAGTATTTGATACTGAAAATCCTACATCTAATACATTTACAATTGAAGTTCCTGGTCAAGGCCAAGAACAAGGATCGTGGGTAATCAATATCAATAACCTTAAAATCGTACCAGGAGATTACGAAGTTAAGGTTTCTAATAAAAACATCTCTAACTTTGAACACAAAGAAAAGCCTATTCAGTATTGGATTGCACTTGAGAAGTGAAGAAAATACTCAACAACATAAAGAGGAAATTTATTATGGCAAATAACAAACCTAATGCTGTAACGGATGCAGTAGAAGTCGCACCTGCAGCACCCGAAGCAGTCGCGCCTGTGGCACCACCTGCTGCAGCACCTGTGGCACAGTTGCCGCCTATAGTAGATCTCGCTAATAGATCATCTCGTAGTACTATCGCAGTTATTGATACTGTCGTACAACGTGGTGGTTTTAGAGGTGAAGAACTATCTACAATCGGTCAACTACGTGATCAATGTGTACAAATCGTAGCACTTGCTGAAACGGAGATGCAAAATTTAGCTCAAGAATAATTGTACATTTGTTCCCAAATACTATATAATGACACTACTAACACTTGAAATGGAACACAATGAAAGATTTCTTATGGGTCGAAAAATATCGACCAGCCAAATTAAAAGACATAATTCTACCGAATAGTCTTAAACAATCCTTTCAGAATATGCTTGATGCCGGTGAATTACAGAATATGTTGTTCACCGGTACAGCTGGCCTTGGTAAGACTACAGTCGCCAAAGCACTCTGCAACGAGATGGACCTTGATTATATAATCATCAATGGTTCTGAAGAAGGTAACATTGACACTCTTCGTGGTAAGATAAAACAGTTTGCATCGACAGTATCCCTGTCTGGTGGCAAGAAAGTTATCATACTTGACGAAGCTGATTACCTGAATCCACAATCAACTCAACCTGCATTACGTGGGTTCATCGAGCAATTCTCTAGTAATTGCCGATTTATTCTTACATGTAACTTTAAGAATCGTATAATCGAACCACTACATTCACGATGTGGCGTGTATGAGTTCAATACAACCAAACCAGATCTTGCACAACTATGTGGTCAATTCATGGATCGTGCCGGTGAAATACTATATGCCGAACAGGTATCCTTTACAAGTAAAGTACTTGCTGAAGTCATATCTAAGCATGCACCTGACTGGCGTCGTATACTTAATGAACTACAACGATGTAGTATCAATAATAAGCTTGACGAGAGCATCGTTAACATTGGTGATCAAAACCAATATAATGAATTATTATTGCATTTAAAACAAAAAGATTTCAAGAAAATGAGGTCTTGGGTGGTAAATAACATTGACGTGGATGCAGCTGCTATATTCCGTGGTATCTATGATCGCATGATTGATAATGTAAAACCTGCTAGTATTCCACAACTCGTGCTGATACTTGCTGACTATCAATATAAGAATGCGTTTGTAGCTGATCATGAACTTAATATAGTTGCCTGCATGACAGAAGTCATGGCAAACGTGGAGTTCGAATAATGCTAATACTTTATACACAAGACAGATGTAACTGGTGTGACAGACTCAAAGAAAAACTAAAAGAATGGGGTCATACATATACTGAAATTAATATTAAACATGATCAGGCTGCAAAAGACATGATGAGGAGAAACGGTCATAGTACAGTTCCTCAGTTATATTATGATGGCAGAGATATGATGAAAGGTCATTCAACAGACCTTACAGAAGATATACTCATCGAACGTATGGACGAATCATGGGGTGAGAGACCGGAGCTATCGTTTTGAATCCATTCGAATACCTTAACTCAATCAACATGACTAAGAAAGATATCATGGTAGATGACATTGCTGAGAAAGCATATCTACCTTATATGATTAATCGATCTTTATCATACTTTAATGACACAGTTCTCATGGCAAATGAGATGAATACTAAACACCACCTTGATCACAAGCTACAATATTCATTTCTTATAAATATAGTACGGAAGCGAAAACGCTTTTCGAAATGGAACAAACCTGAACTAGAAAATGACATCGACGTGGTTAAAGAATATTATGGCTATAGCAATGACAAGGCTCGCCAAGTACTTCCCCTCCTATCATCTTCTCAGCTTTCAGAGTTAAAGATAAAGGTGAATAAAGGTGGAAGAACAAAATAATATAGAGTGGACTCCGGCTACGATGCTCGAGGTAACACTGAACGAACCTGATGATTTCCTAAAAGTTAGAGAAACACTTACACGAATAGGTGTCGCATCTCGCAGAGACAAAAAACTATTTCAATCTTGCCATATACTACATAAACAAGGTAGATATTTTATTGTCCATTTTAAAGAATTATTTCTATTAGATGGTAAAAAATCAAACTTCGAATCAAACGATTTAGAGAGACGTAATACTATTGCGACGCTGTTAAGTGATTGGGGCTTGATAGCAATGGTTAAAAAAGAATCACTTGATTGTGCACCACTACGGCAGATCAAGATCATACCATTTAAAGAAAAAGAACAATGGGAATTATGTCCTAAATATAACATAGGAAAAAAAGCTACGTAATGGATACAATTGATACTAATTTTACTTTTTGGAAAGATAATATAGAGAAGGCAACATTTTGGGAAAAACATATATCTAATTTTGTAAAAGAGCTTTTACAGGAATATAGACTACCAGAAGGTGATATCATGGAATATGGTTCATATAAAGGTGGTCTCATTGATACACTCAAAGAGTTATATCCGCTTCGTAAAATAACAGGATTTGATACAGATAATCTGGCAAATCATAAGGATATAGTAGAAATAGATATAAGACAACTATCTTCTATGAGAGAATATGATTGCAGCATTGCTTTTGCTGTTAATGATATTCCTATATGGGAACATAGTGGTCCATCTAAGATGGCTGCATACAGTCATGCTATGACAAATCTAGTAGATGGTGGTTATTATTTAGAATCACGAAAAGACAATGATAAACCAGAATTCATATCCGCAAATAAAAATTTAAAGTTTATAAAATCAACAAAAAATATTGTTGTTTTTCAACGAATATCAGAAACCTGATATAAATAACCGTGCATGCGGCAATCGCCGGTGCATACTATAATCTTGCTTGCTATAAAGGAGATAACCATGACAGGCATACACACATACTTTCCCCGTAGTTCATTCGTAGGTTTCGACCATCTTTTTAAAGAACTCGAATATACAACCAAACATTCGAATGATCACTATCCGCCACATAACATTGTAAAGATCAATGACGAAACATTTCTCATTGAACTTGCTGTGGCTGGATTCAGTCAAGACGAACTGGAGGTAGACGTTAAAGAACGTACACTGACAGTGAAAGGGGAACACGTCTCTAAAGGTAGAGAGTTCATTCATCGAGGTATATCCACGAAGAAGTTTAGACGCACCTTTAGGCTGTCGGAATATGTAGAAGTACACGGAGCAGATCTCGTGGACGGAGTACTAGCAATAGACTTGAAGATCGTCGTCCCAGAAGAAATGCGTCCTCGCAAAATTAACATTGGTAAAAGCGAGGAAACCAAACATGACACACGTCAGCAACTCAATGAAAAGCGTCGGTAAGTTTTTCAAACGAATCGGTCAAAATATCCAAAAAGGTAGACAACGAACAGCTAATATAGAAATCGCGAGAATGCTACAACAAACTGAATACAGACGAGAATCTGTAGACACAGTTTATAATGCATTAAATAATCACGATCTATCTAGTTTGCGAGGTTATCCGCTCAAATGATAAAACGACTGATCAAATGGCTAACGTTTCCCAAAATCGATCTTCATGAAGAATACTTATCTCAATCAACAGATATGTGCGATCTTGAAAGGCGACTAGAGAAACTGAGACATAATCCACACATAGTGTGGTAATATAAATATCAGGGTAGACTATAATGGTCTACCCATTTTTATGGAGCTCAATGCATTATTTCGACTCATATCCAGATAATGAAAATATAGGTCTATCACTTTCAGGCGGTGCAGACTCAGCTCTCTTGTTATATCTTTTTGCAAAGATGGTAAGCGATAGAACATTCTATGGTATCAAACCAGTTGAAATACATTGTTTACATGGCCATGACACCTCATATGTACATCAGCAAAGTGTTACAGCAGCTAAACGAGTTGTTGAATATGTACAAAAAAGATATCCAAATGTACCAATCTCTCTTCATGTAACACAATATCATTTAACAGACGATACATCTAAAGAAGTATATCATCGACAATTTTATGATGCTATGAAGGAACTGTGGGATCTTCCTCACATAGTTCGTGGAACTACTCAAGGAATGCCGAACAATTATCGTCCGAGTAATATGTACCAACATACGATACCAAATGCAGATCCTACATCAAAAGAACTAATAGAATTCTCACAAACCACTCCGGTTGTACCACTTGGTGCAGTTGATAAGAGATGGGTCAAATTACAATATCGATATCAAGGTATCATGGATCTTGCTAATATTACGGCATCGTGTATAGCAGACATACCAGATGCACCATGTAAACAATGCTGGTGGTGTAAAGAACGCTTCTGGGCTTTTGGTAATTATGATGGTGGAATTCAATAAAAACGGTGTACATACCCTTAAAATCGTGATATAATATTCCTATAATAAAGGAAAATATATGAGCTTTTACACAAACGTTGCAAAGCTAGGTAATTCTATTCTCTATCGAGGATACAATGATAGCGGCGCAAAGATCAGCCACAAATACAAATTCCAGCCTACATTCTACGTACCTACACGTGAGAAGACAGATTGGAAAGCATTAGATGGTACGCCACTTATGCCTATGGAATTTGATGATATGAAGTCTGCAAAAGATTTCTATGATCGTATGAAGAATACAGCCGGTACCCAAATCTATGGTAACGAACGATTTGTACAGCAGTTCATTACAAATAAGTTTCCAGAAGAAATAAAGTTTAAGAAACGATTAGTTAATATAGTCAACATCGATATTGAGGTTGCATCTGACGATGGCTTTCCAAGTCCTGATGTAGCTGAGCATCCTATTATTTCTATTGCATTGAAAAGCAGTAAGTCTAGTATCTACCACGTATGGGGTCTAGGCGACTATACACCTGCAGAAGGTGCACCAGTACAATATCGTAAATGTGCTAGTGAAGAAGCATTGCTTGTAAGTTTCCTTAAGTATTGGACAAACGATCACCCTGATGTTATTACTGGCTGGAATGTAAAGTTCTTTGATATGCCATATCTTATTAATCGTATTGCTCGTATTGGTACAATGGCTGCTGCTAAAAACCTATCGCCATGGAAATGGTTACGTGAAGGTCAGGCAAAAGCTATGATAGGTGGCACTCAGCAATACTATGAGATATACGGTATTATGATTATCGATTATCTACAGACATTTAAGAAGCTTGGCTACTCATATGGTCCACAAGAATCATATAGACTAGATCATATTGCTTATGTAGTTGTAGGTGAAAAGAAACTATCATACGAAGAACATGGTAATCTACATACATTATATAAGAATGATCATCAAAAGTTTATTGACTATAATATTAAAGACGTAGAACTTGTTGAACGTATTGACGAGAAGATGGGTCTCATCGAACTTGTTATGACTATGGCATACAAAGGTGGTGTTAACTATACTGATGTCATGGGTACGACTGCTATATGGGATTCAATCATATATCGTGATTTATATAATCGTAAGATTGCTCCACCTCCTAATGTAGAAAAGTTCAAAGGTCCATATCCAGGTGGTTATGTAAAAGATCCGCATGTAGGATCACATGACTGGGTCGTATCATTCGATCTGAATAGTCTGTATCCAAACCTCATTGTACAATATAATATGTCGCCAGAGACTCTTGTTACGAGTACAAAGGGTGATGTATGTGTTGCTGCCAATGGTGCTGCATTTACTAAGAAGTTTCAAGGCATGCTGCCACGTATCATTATTAACTATTCCGATGAACGTAAAGCTGTTAAGAAAGAGATGCTTGCTGCAATGCAAGAGAATCAGCGTAATCCATCTGATGAGATAGAACGTGAGATCAACCGTCTTGAGAACAGACAGATGGCCATTAAGATCTTACTTAACTCTTTGTATGGTGCACTAGGCAATAAGTATTTCAGATACTTTGATCAGTCTGTAGCCGAAGCGATTACAACATCTGGTCAATTATCTATTCTGACTGCAGAAACAGCTATGAATGAAGAGATGAATAAGATACTTAAGACAGACGATGACTATGTTATTGCTATCGATACTGATTCATTGTATGTTAACTTTGGTCCACTTGTAGATAAACTCAAACCAAAAGACATAGTCAAAACACTTGACTCAATTTGTAATGATCATTTCACGAAAGCTTTAAATGCTGCATACGATAAGCTAGCGACTGAAAAGAATGCCTATGTAAATCGTATGATTATGGAACGTGAAGTGATTGCCGACAAAGGTATCTGGACTGCAAAGAAACGTTATATTCTCAATGTACATAATTCTGAAGGTGTGCAATATAAAGAACCAAAGCTTAAGATCATGGGCATTGAAGCTATTAAATCATCTACACCAGAAGTCTGCCGTGATAAGTTCAAAGAAATATTCAAGATGATTGTGACAGATACAGAAGAGAATACTCAGAACTTTATCAAAGCATTTAAAACAGAATTCAAAGGTCTGCCACCTGAGAACGTATCATTTCCACGTGGTGTAACTAAACTATCAGAATTCAGTGATCGTAAGACGATATATAAGAAGGCTACACCGATCCACGTCCGTGGTTCTTTACTATATAATAAAGCAATCAAGGATGCCGGTCTAACAAAGAAACATGAGCTCATAAGGCAAGGTGAAAAGATTAAGTTTTGTTATCTTAAATTACCAAATATGATCAAAGAAAACGTCATATCTTTCCCACAATACTTACCAACTGAACTCAAGCTGCATATGTATGTAGACTATGACATGCAGTTCAAGAAAACATTTATTGATCCACTCGAAGATATATTCAATGCAATTGGTTGGAGCATAGAACCAAGATTTAATTTAGAAGATATTTTTGGATAATAAGTGTTTACATATAATAAAAAATGTTGTATAATGTACAAAAGGAGATACAATGAAGAATCAATTAAATAAAGCTGTATTGATGCATGCGCATGGAGTACAAGAATTAGCTAAGACAAATATACTCGTATATATGAATCGACCAGTTGGTATTGGCGAACATAGCGATATAGTCGAAGCTATACAAGCAGAGCTAGATAAAATGGCTCAAGCACAGGATAGAATAGATATGATGAAATTAGTAATGGATCACGAAGATGTCATCTGATTGGGTAATGGATATTGCTGATATGCACGCCAAGTTTGGTGTGAATGATTGGCAGTATGAGAACAAAGATAATAAAGAACTTATGAAAAAGTATATTGCTTTTCGTATGGCTATGATTCAAGAAGAAGTCGATGAAACCAATGCAGCTATCAAAGATGGTAACGCAGAAGAAATAGTCGATGGTCTTATTGATATGTGTGTATTCGCTATCGGTACATTAAACGTATTTGGTATGGATTCTGAAAAAGCTTGGAATGCAGTACACGATGCTAATATGGCAAAAGAGCCAGGTGTGAAAGAGAGTAGACCGAATCCATTCGGTATGCCAGATTTGATTAAACCAGAAGGATGGCAAGGGCCATCTCATGAGGGCAACCATGGGGATCTCCCTAACATTATTTAATTCAGTCTTTGACAATAAGACAAACAAACGTATGGATCTAACGGACTGGGAACAGTTCGTTGATTTGTTGTTTCAATTGTCAAAAATTAAACGTGAAGGTAAGCGCGATGCACAGTTGATGTCGCCTGCTATTTACAAACCAGATACAACAAGAGCCAATGTAAACGTTGACTCTTGGGCTGGGTGGGCAGCTGTAGACATAGATGATTTCATTATAGAAGGAGATTTAAAAAATGATCTATTTAATCGCTTTGGGTTTTGGGAGTACGTTTGCTACTCTACTGCTAGTAGTACTGTCGAAGCACCAAAATTCCGAGTTATCTTTAAACTTGGACGCACTGTATCGGACGATGAGATTCGACATTTCTGGTACGCCCTTAACACCGAACTTGAGAGCGTTGGCGATAGGCAATGTAAAGACTTGTCAAGAATGTACTACATCCCTGGCGACTATAAAGATGCTCATAACTTTATCTTCGCTAACAACGCTGATAGTATTGATATTGATAGCTTACTCGCCAAGCATAGTTATGTAGATAAAAAACCAGGTAGTTCTTTCCTTGAAAGGCTACCTGATGCGCTACGAGATCAAGTCTCAAGTTATAGAAAAGAACAACTAACAAATACAGATATTCATTGGACTGGATACAGAGATTGTCCATTCTTTCCAAAGAAGCTAGCAATAGAATATCAGACTATTAATAATACCGGTTGGTATTATAAGATGTATCAAATCATGGTTGCTACTGCTGGTAATGCAACCTCAAAGAAATATCCGATTACTGCTCAAGAGATAGCTACTCTTTGTAGAGAGCTTGATTCAGAGACTGGTAACTGGTATGAGAATCGTCCTATCGAAAAAGAAGCTGACCGGGCGTTAGAGTATGTTTATAAAAACATGTAACAAAGGAGATTCTAATGAGAATTGAGAACGAAGTAAAGCTTGACTATAGCGACGTGTTAATTAGACCTAAGCGAAGTACGCTAGGCAGTCGAAAAGAAGTACGTATGGAACGTACGTTTGAATATAAACATGGTCATTCA